AGTTGTAGTTCTACAGCTATCTCCCTAATTGATCTATCTATTAGAGTTCTTGGATCTCTTTCTAAACTTGACCAAGGTCGTTTCCCTGTAGAAGTTTCATAAATTTGATAAGGATTTTTTTGGTAAGTATATGATACACTTGGAAATCCTTTTGCAGTTCTTTCTACATTAACTGCTCTTGTACTTGCAGCAAATCTTCCCGTTCTATTTTCTAATGCGGGAGGTTCCATGTTTCCTGCTACTTTTTCTGGTAATCTTGCATTTATTTGTTTCAGTAATTGCATAGGATTTACATTTGTTCTTCCTTTTGAACTTCCTTTTTTAGCTTTTACATCTGCTCTTTTTACACCGTCCATTAAGCTTCCAACTTTTACTATATTTGAAGGAGGTGTTGTATACTTAAACTTACCTGGTCTTGTTGCTCTACTTTTTTCTCTAAATGTTTCTTTTGTTTTCTTTCCTTTTACAAAAGGAGACATTGTCATGCTCGATAAGATGCTTTGTCGTACCATCTCTATAATCGGAGTTGAACTTTCTCCCTCTACTAATCTTCTAAGGCTATCTAAATCTTTTTCGAAAGCTGCTATAGCTTTTGCTTCTGAAAGAGCGCCTGTTTTCTTATCAAATTGAGTCGCATCTGCTTGGTTTGCTTTTGCAGATTGTAAACTTATTATAAGTACATAATTTTTTGTTAATTTTCCGTCTTTGGTAAAATTATTTGTATGATCTATATGTAGTTTTAAGTTTGCAAACTTAGGATCTTCAAATATCTTAACAAGTCTTTCTTTCTGTTCTGGAGATAAGTCAGGATCATCTAAAGCTGATTGTTTAATTTGTCCTGCTGTTAGTCCCGAGACTGGAGCTCCTATTTCTCCATGTCCTAATTGATATCCTGTTAGACCTTCTGCTTTTGAGCCTTTTGCTGCAGCTCCTCCAACCATTCTTCCTATAGTATCATCAGTTGCATCATTAAAGTACTTTTTATATACTTCTATTAAGCCTTTTCGTAAAGCTCCTTTTGATTTTGAACTTGCTAAAGCTTCATAGTTTCCTATTATGTAAACATTTGATTGAGAAGTTATGCCTGCTTTCTTTTTAAATGATATATCATTTATTTTTTCAAACAATTCTGCATGTCTTTCACTATTTTTTGCTCTAAATCTTTTATCCATAGAGCGTAAAACTTCGTCAATCTTTTTTCTAGCTTCTCTTTGGAGTTGGGTAGAGTTTGCTCCTTCTGGTAATCCTCCTAACGCTTTTATAATATTTCTTGTTTCTAAATTTATACTTTTGTTTTCTGTTATTACTACTTGTCCTATAAATTTTGTTACTTCTCTTCTTCTACCTTTGGGGCCAGTCATAGAGTCCATGGTTCCTAAAGCTCTACCTAAAAAGTCGTAAAGTGCCTTTTGTCCCATTAAATTATTACTCTATATAAATCAAGTACTCTCTTTATGTGATCTGGAAAGTCTGTATTATCTCGTACTCCAGATGTTCCTTGATTCTGTAATGTTGCTCCTGCTATTGTTCTTCGTTCTTTGTGTTCGTCTTTTAAGTAGTATGTTACTAAATCAAAAAGTGCTAATTTAAGGTCTTTTGGAGTAGTACTGTACCCTGCTCGGTATGCAATTTGTACACTACCCATTCCTTGTGGAAACGCTTTTTTTGTTCCACTCTTTGTTGTTCTAACTATAGAATCTGAAGCAAGATCTACATAGTATTCATAGTCACTTGTTGAAAGAGTTTCATATGAAGCTTCATATGTGCTTCTTTCTTTTACGGAAGTCACACTTATAAGTGGACTTTCACTGACGATCATAGTACTGGTAAAGTTGTCGGAAACTGAAAAAGTCTCGGTTTTATCACTACTATAATAATCAACAAATGAAGTACCGCAATACTTCTTTGCAAGATCACTAACTTGTGGTACAATAATATCAAGACGCTGATCATCCTTTTGACTGGCTAATCCTTCTGCGTTCTTGTATTCTTGTACTGTTATTAAATCTGCCATAATTATTAAAAGTGTGGGGCGATTAAGGCCGCCCCACGAATCCTGTCTAAGCTTAAATTAAGAAGCTTTGTACATGTGTCCCCATTTAGAAGTAGCACCATCGATAAGATCGGTGAAGCCAATTCTTTGTGAAGCAACAAGCACTCTGCGTTGAGCAGCAACTTCGTAATCAGATTCCACGGTTACACCACGTAATCTTGGTAATACAAAGTTTCTAGGGTTAACAGCGATAGCTGCGAATTTAGCAGTTGCTGGAGTAGCGAACTCATCACATAATAGTACTCTTGATCCGAATACTTGTCCGATTTCACCACTTAGTTTAGTAGCCATGTCGCCCACTAAATTAGCATCTTGGAATTCTGGATCTTCTAGCAATTCGAAGTATGTTCGTTGTGAAACGACATAAACTACGTCTGCTGGGTTAACACCATATTTGCCCATATTTTTTCTCATTGAAAGAAGTTCTGCAGCTGTAACAGTGTCAGTTGCGAAAGCAGTAGTTGACTGTGTATAATCACTGTCATTTCTTGCTAAATGAAGGAGTCCTTCAAAAGTAGCACCACTTGTTCCGTAAACACCATCAGCATCGTCACCAGCTAAGATAGCATTTTCGATACCTCTAGCGTGTGATCTTACCATAGACTCTCTAATTAAAGGAAGAATCGGTAGGATTGCATCTTCTTCAGTTTCATTACCTAAGTATGAAGTTGAGATTAATTTTTTAGTTGAAAGAGTTCTTTCTGTCATTGTGACACCAGTATAAGGTGATCCAACTCCGTCGCCTCTGGTATCTAAGTTACCATAAGGAGAGGAACCTGAAGCAGCTTGGCTAGAAGTAAATTCTGCATAACCTGCATCTGGTAATATTGGGATAATCATATTCGCAGAAGTCATAGCAATTTCTCTAAATAGAGGAGCTAGAACTAATTCGTTTTCGATATCTCTTTCGATGTTTGTTGAAACGACTTGTTCAAAATCAGCAGATGAAACTTCAACACCTGAATGTTGATTTACTTTTTCCATCAAAGATTTTGCCATTGGGTTGTCCCATCCTCTACCAGTCGCTAGACCAGCAAATTTAGCGTCAAGAATGTCGCTTTCGAATGATTTTTTCCAATCGCCGTTACTTTGTCTGTCAGAGAAATGTCTTTTTGACTCACGAATATTCATGATTTCTTCAGACTTCTCAGCAAGTTGTGATTCAAGTGACTTAACAACACTTTCTAAGTTAGTGTAGTTTTCGTTTACTCTAGTCTCAACGTCAGACATTAATTTTTCAGCACCTGTTAATCCGGCTTGGATTACAGTTTTTTGCTCTTCCTGTTTTGCTTCCTCGGAGGCTTTTTGAACTTCGGCTTCGTCAGTTGCTTTTTGAGCAGCTTCTTCAGCAGCTTTCTGTTCAGCAGCTTTAAGTTCGGCTTGTTTCATTGCATATTGTGCAACTGCTTTTTCAGCAGCTTCAGCAGCAAATGACTCAAGATTAAACTCTGGGTTGCTATCAGGAGATTTATTTTCTTTTGACATATTTGTCTCCGTTTCTTTGGCTTTCGCCGTACTTGGCTGCTCAATTTCAACAGCGTCTGCTGAATCGTTTGAGTTAGCCGTATAAAAAGTGTGCTTATACTTGTTGTATTCTTCCATAGAATCAAATGACTTGCTTAGTCCAAAAGTTGCCCCTTGGTTGCAAGGTATTGATACAACAGAAACTTCAAAAAGCTCCGCGTCCTTTATTTTATATCCGTCAGTTTCAGTCATGTAATCAGCGTCCTTGACTTTGAAACCAACAGAAAAAGCTCCAAGGACACCGTCTTTAATTAATTGCGTTACATCTCCAGCAGCTTTAGATATCTTTGCAGATATTTCTAAGCCGTTGTCTGTAACTTTCAAATCTTTTGCTCGACCAATCGGTTTGTCGTAATTATGGTTGAAAAGAATGATTGGGTTACCTTTATAGTTTTCCAAACCACCTTTTGTCCAAGCGTCAGCCTCGATTATGTCGCCTGCTCTATCAAGAGCATTAGTACTAGCAGATCCTTTAATATCTACACCACCATCTTCGTTTTCG